ACTCCATACCAAGGTATTGGCGCAAGAGGTGTAAACAATTTAGCATCTAAATTATTATTATCTTTATTACCACCTAATGCTCCATTCTTTAGATTAAGCATAGATAACTTTGCTCTTAAAGATATTGAACAAGATGAAAATTTAAGAACTCAAATTGAAAAAGGATTATCTGAAGTAGAAAAAGCTGTAATGAATAATATAGAAATCTCTAATGATAGAGTATCTATATTTGAAGCGCTAAAGCATCTTATTGTAGGTGGAAATGTTTTATTATTTGTAGGTAAAGAAGGTATTAGAGTATTTCCATTATCTCATTATGTAATTGATAGAGACCCAATGGGTAACGTCTTAGAAATTATTACAAAAGAAACAGTAGCAACAAAAGTATTACCAGAAGAAATTCAAAAAGAAATTTATAATCAAATTCAAGATGATGAAGATTATAGTACATGTGATTTATACACTTGTATCAAAAGAGTAAAAAATAAGTTTGAGGTCTCACAAGAGGTAAAAGGAATTATTATTCCAGATAGTATCGGAACATACGACTTAGACAAGACTCCATACATTCCATTAAGAATGATTAGAGTAGACAATGAAGATTATGGTCGTAGTTATGTAGAAGAGTATCTAGGAGACCTCATTAGTTTAGAAGGTTTAACTAAGGCCATTGTAGAAGGTGCAAGTGCATCAGCTAAAACTTTATTTATGGTTTCACCTAATGGAACCACAAGAGCAAAAGCATTAGCTGAAAGTGAAAATGGTTCTATTATTGAAGGTTCAGCAAACGATGTATCCGTATTACAAGTAGGTAAGTTTCCTGATTTTAGAGTAGCACAAGAAACAATTGCTAAAATAGAACAAAGATTATCATACGCATTTTTATTAAATGCTTCAGTTGTTAGAGATAGTGAAAGAACTACTGCTGAAGAAGTAAGAATGGTAGCTCAAGAATTACAAGATAGCTTAGGTGGTATCTATGGAATTTTATCACAAGAGTTTCAATTACCTTTTGTAAATAGAAAAATATCAGTATTACAAAAATCTAAAAAATTACCTGCATTACCTAAAGGTGTTGTGTTTCCAAAAGTTATTACTGGAATTGAAGCCTTAGGAAGAACTAATGATAGAAATAAATTAATTCAATTTTTACAAACTTTGTATGGAGTATTAGGCGCTCCAGCTATTCAACAATATGTAAATGTAACAGAAGCAATATCAAGATTAGCTATTGCAGATGGAATAGAAGTTAAAGGTCTAATTAAAACACCAGAAGAATTACAAGCGGAGCAACAAGCTCAAATGGAGCAAGCCATGGCTGACCAGCAAAACCAGGCAATACTTAATGCTGGTGAAAAGATAGCTGGAAACATTCCTCCAAAATCACTTGGAGAGACAATAGCCGCAACAAATAACCAATAGGAGTAAACAATGGTTGAAACAGTAACAGTCGCTCAAGGCGAAGAAAATCCTTCGTTAGAAGAGCAATCACAACAACAAGAGGCAACATCACAGACGACACCAGAAGCTCAAACAGAACAAACTACTGAGACTTCTAGTGAAAAGCCTAGTTGGCTACCAGAAAAATTTGCTAACGCAGAAGAATTAGCAAAAGCTTATGGTGAATTAGAAAAGAAATTATCTTCTAAACCAGAAGAAAAATCTGAACCAACTGATTTAAAAATTGAAGCTAAAGAAGAAGTAAAGAGTGAAAATACTTTAGAACCTTTTTACCAAGAGTATTCTGAAAAAGGTGAACTTACTGAAGATAGTTATTCTAAATTATCTCAGATGGGCATTCCTAAAGATGTAGTGGATGCATATATTTCAGGACAAGAAGCATTATCACAACAACACCAGGCATCTATTATGTCTACAGTTGGTGGTGAAGATAACTATAAAAATATGGTTCAATGGGCTTCACAAAATTTATCTAAATCTGAAATAGAAGCTTTTAACAACACAGTTGACAATGGAACTTTAGAACAAGCTCAATTAGCAATTGCTGGTGTTAATGCAAAGTATCAATCTAATACTAAAGAACCGAATTTATTTTCAGGTCAAAAATCTGAAAGTAATGTGGGTTATGAGTCAGTAGCTCAAATGCTGACTGACATTAATAATCCTAAATACAAATCTGACACTGCTTTTAGAAAACAAGTAGAAGAAAAAGTCAGAAACTCAAACGTAATATAACACCTGTTTAGGTGGGAAGGAGATAACCATGTACGGTAAGAAGAAAAAACCTATGGCAAAAAACAAAATGAAAATGCCAAAGTCTAAAAAGAAAAAGAAATAATGTCTAAAGGACTTTATGCAAACATCCACGCTAAGCGTAAAAGAATAAAAGCTGGTAGTGGAGAAAAGATGAGAAAGCCTGGTTCTAAAGGTGCTCCAACTGCGAAGCAATTTAGAAGAGCGGCTAAAACAGCAAAGAAGTAAGATGATTAATTTTCTTTTGCCACTAATAAAAAATCCAATAACTCAAATAGTAGCGTCTAAAACTATTGGAGCTATTAAACACAAGTTAGATAAGGATAAAATTATTAGGGCAAAGGAAATTGAAAGCGTTAAAGAAGTTTCTATTGAACAAGTAAAACAACAAGAAAAATCCATTAAAGATGAATTATTAACTATTCTCATTGGTGGAATTTTTGTTTTTACATTTTTACCATTTTCACAACCTTATATGAGTAAAGGTTTTGAAATTTTAAAAAGTGCGCCTACTGAATTTTGGTGGGCTGTTTTAATTGTATTCAGTGGAAGCTTTGGATTATCAACACTTAATAATATTAGAAAAAAATAATGGAGGTATGTTATGGGAATACTACGCATACTTCAGTTCTATCTATATAGACAAGCACTCCGTATAGTTTCTAGATGGGAAAATAAATTATGGCGTTGGTGCTACGCTAATAAAAAATATAAACGTATAAAAAGATAAAAACTTTTAAGAACTAAGATTTCATAACCCACTCTTCGTTAAGAGGGGTGAACCCTTCACAAAGATAAAAATTGCCTTGGAAGACTTACTTGCGAGTAAGACTAAAGAGATAACCTTTTTGAAGTATGTGCAAGGACTAAGACAAACCAAACCATAAAAAGGAGAACTATTATGGCAAACGCAACAGCGTCAAGAATTGGCGCAATCAATGGCGGTGCTGATAAAAATGCTCTTTTCTTAAAAGTATGGTCAGGTGAAGTTTTAGCTACTTTCCAAAGAGAAAACAAAATGCTTGGGATGACTCAAGTACGAACTATCTCTTCAGGTAAGTCAGCACAGTTTCCAGTAATTGGAACAACTTCAGCTAGTTACCACACTCCAGGAAATGAGATTGTCGGAACCAGCGTTAATCATGCTGAGAAAACAGTAAATATTGATGATTTACTTGTATCTTCAGCTTTTATCGCAAATATAGACGAAGCTAAAAACCACTATGATGTAAGAAGTATTTATACATCTGAAATGGGAAGAGCTCTTTCAAACACAGTAGACCAAAACTTATTACAGTTAGCTGTGTTAGCGGCTCAAGCTTCAGCTACTGTTACAGGTGGTAATGGTGGTGAACAAATCACAGACGCAGATGCAAACACAAATGCGACTTCTTTAATTACATCTATCTTCGAATGTGCTGAAGCACTTGATGAGAAAGATGTTCCTTCAGAAGACAGATATTGTGTTGTAACTCCGAACATCTATTATCAGCTTGTCCAAAACGACAAGATTTTAAATAGAGACTTCGGTGCAAACAACAACGGTGTTTACTCTGATGGTACAGTAATGAAAGTTGCTGGTATCAACATTGTAAAATCAAACACTGCTGTTGATGCTTATGCGGACAACTCTTCTGCTGTTTCAGGCACAAACAACACTTATAATGTTGATGCTTCAAACGTAGTTGCAACAGTCTTTCATAAGTCTGCAATCGGAACTGTAAAATTAATGGACTTGGCTATGGAGTCGGAATACGACATCAGAAGGCAGGGGACACTAATGGTCGGAAAAATGGCACTAGGAAGTGGCATAATTAGACCTGAAAGTGCAACATTAATTAAAACTGCATAATCACAGTCACAAGGCTTGGCGTAGAAATACGCCAGGCCACTAAATAATTATGGCATCAAATTCAAGAACTACAAAGTTAGAAGCTGTTAATACCATGTTGAGTACTATAGGGGAGGCGCCAGTAAATAAATTGACAGGCTCCCTGCCTACAGATGCAACAATGGCAATTAACATACTAGATGAAATTAATAGAGAAGTACAAGCAATGGGTTGGAAATTTAATACTTCTTATAAAGTTACACTAACAAGAAATACAGATAACAAAATTCCAATAGGTAATGATGTTATGCATGTTGAATTTAATCATCTAAGAGAAAACAGAACTAGCTATGACCCAGTATTAAGAGGAAGTTTTTTATATAATTTAGCAAAAGAAAGTTTTACCTGGGATAAAAATTTTGAAGAAGTAATGGTAATTTATCTATTACCTTTTGAAGATATTATTGAACAAGCAAGAAGATTTATAACAATTAGAGCATCTAGAATTTATCATGATAGAACTCTTGGAGCTAATGCGCTACATAGATTTTCTAAAGAAGATGAAGGAAGAGCTTTATCTATACTTAAGCAGGCAGAAGCTTCTACTGCTGACCATAATATCTTTAATAGTTTAGACCAATTTAAAACTGTTAATAGAAATGGTGCACTTAAAGTAACTTCATAAACTAATGCCTTTAATCACAAGAAGTATACCGAACCT